AAAAGTATTATGACAAACACAACAATTTTAGACAACTTTCTTTTAGATTATTGTGAAAGAGTTAATATAACTCTAGAGGCATTAAAATCTAGAAATAGAAAAAGAAACATAGTTGAAAGAAGAATGGTTATTGCGCATGTATTAAGAAATAGAGTGGGATTAACACTTACTCAAGCAGGAAACTGTATTAATAAAGATCATGCTACTATAATACATTACAACAAGGCTATTGAAAATTTCTTAGTAGTATACCCACACATTAAAGCTTTATATAATGAGGCCGTAAAATCTTATGAGAAATTTAAAACTACACTACATGCTACTTATGATATTAATATCACAAAGTATGAAAAAGAAACAAAACTAGTAGACATATTATTAGAAAACCAAGAGAAATTAAAACAAAAAATAGATAACTTAGAAAAAGAATTACATGGCAAAGAAAACTAAAAAAATAGAAATCAATATTATGGGATCAAAGTACAAGGTAGATGAAGATGTAAATAAAACATTACAAGCCTTGTCAGAAGCATTACATTCTCATGAAGTTGCGTTATTAACTTGGGCACACAAAGATTATAATGGAGCTGAAGTTCATGATTTAAATGGATTTAGGGATGCATTAAATGAGTATTGCTTAAACATACCAGAAGCTGAAAATATTCTAAAAAGAATGGTAGAGTTAGACAAGCAACATTTAGATGATGCAGAAAAAAGAAAAGAAGGAATTAGTGCAGAAGAGTTTTACAAAGAAGAAGACAAATCTAAGAAAGAACAGGGAGCAAATTAGTAGCAACTACTTTGTAGAACTTTCTTAGTTTGTTTTTAATTGCATAGAGGCCCTCTTTCGGGAGGGCTTTTATGTATTATAGCAAAAAAATGAAATTAATAAAAGATCACAACCTATCACATCACAACTACTACCAAGATACTGAATATGTATCTAACAGCATGTTGAGCAACCTTACTGGTAAATCACCAGAATATTTTAGATTTGCGTTAGACAATCCACAACCGTCTACACCTGCAATGAAATTTGGATCTGCACTACATATGAATGTATTGCAACCAAAAGAGTTTAATAAACACTACGCCGTATCCCCTAAGTTTGATAAAAGAACTAAGCAGGGAAAGGCCGACTATGCAGAATTTGTTAAATCAAATTTACTTAAAACTGTAATATCAGAACAAGACTATCATTTAATAGAACAAATGACAGAAAAGCTAATGAGAGATGACGATGCTAAGCTTATGTTAACTAATGGTCTTAAGGAGCAAATTATAGTATGGGAAAACGAAGAGCATGATGTTAAGTGCAGAGGTATGCTTGATGTATATAATAAAGATGCTAATATTATAGTAGATTTAAAAACAACACAAGATAGCTCTTATTACGGCTTTGCAAGCTCTGTAAGGAAGTTTAAGTATTATAAGCAAGCTGCATTCTACATGGATGCTGTAAAGGCTCATGAGTTCTATATTGTAGCAATAGAAAAAAGCCCACCATTTAGTATTAACATTATACAAATAGGTGATGACTTGCTAGACAAGGGTAGAGAATTATATAATAGAGATTTAGAAATCTATAAATACTGTACTGATAATGATTATTGGCCTAGTCAAGGATTTGATTATTTAGATAAGAAATCAGAAAGAAGTATACATATAATGAATGAAAATATATTATAATGAATCCACAATTCAAACAAAAGTTTATAAAATATTTATTTAAACTTATTCCAACTAACATAAGAAAAGAGTTTGGGGATTTTGAAATGACAGAATACAATACAGGATATATCAGGATGCATGGAGGTAACGTGCATTCTGTATATCTTATTTGTAGACCATCTAAGCATTCTGAATTACAAGGAGAAATATTTGTAAAGTATAAGTATAAAGAAAAAGACTTTGTCTATGATAAAATATACTATAGACCTGACGGTTGTAATGAATACAGATACAACAAAGACTTTGATATAGACGCTATATATCTTACAGGATACTCTATACTGCCTACTTTAGACCCTATAACTAAAAAACATTTCTTTGAAACATTAAAAGAATGGGAACAAACAGACAATATTTTAAAAGAAACTAATGAATATGTATCTGCATATCAAGTTATTAAAAATAAAGAGAAAGTAAGAATAGCTTATATAATATGTTCTGATAAAATTACATCAGTAAATGATGAAACACAGAAAATAGTAGATAGTATCACAGAAAATTTTACTATTAAAGATTGTATATATGGCTGTAAAGGAACTTTAGAAAAAGATAAGGTTGTTAAATCAGATCCTATATACCTAATAGTATATGATAAGAATGCAGAGAATATAGCAAAACAATTAAAAGATAAAAAATGAAAAATTCAGTAGTATTTGAAGGAGGTATTGATAAAGTTAGTACCTTAGCAGACGGAAGCTTAAGGGTTTACCTTGGAACTCCAGAATTAACAAGTAAAACAATGGTAAATTTATTTGGAATGATAAAGAAGCCAGGATATGTATTAATATCAACAAGCACTATAAATCAAGATCAAGTAGACGCAGTTGAAAAAGCAACAACTAACGTAGAGTTTAGCGAAAAAACACCTAGTCAAAGAATGAGGGGGGTAATGTATAAATTATGGGAAAAAACACAACCTAAAACCATGAATGGTGATAGCGGTGAAATGGAATATGTAGATTTTGATTTATTCTACAAAAGACAAATGAATAAAATAATTGATCACTTTAAAACAAAATTAGACTAATGGACAAAAAAAATAAATATTATTATGAATATGATAGAAATACGGATGCTACAATAAATATAAATCCTAAAATGCTCCTTACTAAAAAAGAGTTAGGGTTAAAAAATAATAAAATACCAAATTACTATATAGGTAAAAATGGATATGAGGCTAGAAAAGTTTGCGATAACTTTGAATTACCTTACCATCTAGCTACAGCTACAACTTACATTTTACGCGCATACCATAAACACGACACTCCTGTTGATTGTTTAAAGAAAGCAATAGCTCATTTAGAATTTGAATTAGAGAAAATAGATGATCAAAAAAGTTAACAGAAAAACATTTAAAATACGACCTTCAGGTAGGTCTACAGATTTTATATCCCCTAGCTTTGGTTATGGCTGTTTGTATAACTGTTCTTATTGTTATATGAAGCGCCATAAGCCTAGAGGGTTGTCTGTAGCTACAAATACTGAAGATATTTTGACTGAAATTAATAGTCATGCTGCATTTGCAGTAGTTGACAAGCCAAATCAAACACATGAAAAATATATAACATATGATATAAGTTGTAATGAAGATTTTGCTCTTCATGCTAAACATCATGAGTGGAAAAAAATATTTACATTCTTTAAAAATCATCGTGATATTATGGGTAGTTTTGCAACTAAGTATGTTAATCCAGATTTAATTGAATTTGATCCTGAATGTAAAATACGTATCAGATTTAGCTTAATGCCACAGCGCAAAGCTGATATACACGAACCTAATACATCTAAAATAATAGACAGAATTAAAGCTATTGATGCTTTTATAGAAGCAGGGTATGACGTTCATGTAAACTATAGCCCTATTATAGTATACGAAGGATGGTTAAACGATTACTTTAAGCTTTTTAGCATGATGAATGATTACGTAGAGTATAAAGAGCAGGTATTTTCAGAGTGTATATTTTTAACTCATAACTTTGAAAGACATACGCTAAACTTAAAAAATCATCCACAAACAGAAGTAGATATATGGACTCCTAATATACAGGAAACTAAAACATCCCAGTATGGTTGTGAAAACATTAGATATAATTACAAGCTTAAACGAGAGTATATAAATCAATTTAAAGAACTACATGGTAAAGTAATACCATGGAATAAAATTAGATACATATTTTAAAATGGGAATATTTACATTAATAATAGTTATATTAGCAACTACTAGTTTATTTATATATCCATATAAATTTAACCTAGAATTACAAAATAATAAATTAATAAAAAACTTAGAAGAGTATGCCAAAAAAGAAGAAACTAAACAGCAAAAATCCAAAATACTGGGACAAGAGCAAGTTAAAAGAAAAGGAAATAAAAAAGAAAGAGCTCGTATGTACCACGTCTAATAGAACTAAAGTGTATAAAGTATGGTATGTTTAATTTAAAGAAAAAACTAAGCTATATATTACACAGAATGGGGTTTCACAACTCTAGCTGCAGAAGAAGAGTATACACAACAGAGCAAGACTATTTATGTTTAATAACGGGTAATACCCATAAAAAATTCACACTATGATAAAAGCAGTAGGCGCTAGGGTTAT